TAGACAAGTTTATACCTGATGCAGATACTAAAAATAAACTAGCACATGAGATAGCTACACTTGCAGAAAGACAAGCACATGAGATTGCGTTAGCACAGATAGCAGTAAACAAAGAGGATGCTAAAGGTGCATGGTTTCAAGCAGGATGGCGACCAGCAGTAGGATGGGTTTGTGTCGCAGGATTTGCTATAAACTTTCTTATATCACCATTAGCTGCACCTTTTGGTGTAATAATACCTCAAGCTGATACAGCTACTATGTTACCTGTGTTAATGGGTATGCTAGGTTTAGGAGGTTTAAGGAGCTACGAAAAGAAAAATGGTTTAAATAAATGATAATGGCAAGTCCTAATTTTAGTATGGATGAATTAACTCATTCAGACACAGCAGCAAGACATGGTATAGACAATACACCTAATGATAATCAAAAAGAAAACCTTTATAAATTAGCAATGGAGATGGAAGATGTTAGAGAACTTCTTAATAATAAGCCTATTTTTATTAGCAGTGGCTATCGTTGTTTGGCTCTTAATGAATTACTTGGTAGTAAAAAAACATCTTCTCACATTAAAGGATTGGCTGTCGATTTTACTTGTCGTCAGTTTGGAACTCCTAACGAAATTGTATTCGCTCTTATTAACTCAAAAATTAAATTTGACCAACTCATACTTGAATACCCAGATAGTCAAAGTGGGGGATGGGTGCATATCTCTTTTTGCGAAGATGAAGAAACACCTAGAAAACAAGCAATAAGTATCAATAAAGATGGAGTAATGCTATACTCTAGCTAAGATATTTAAAAGGTAGTTTAAACAATGAAAATACTTATATTAGATATAGAAACATCTCCACATACAGGATTTCATTGGGGATTGTTTCAGCAAAACATTAGTATAGGGCAGTTAATAGAAAGCTCTACTGTGTTATGTTGGGCAGCTAAATGGTTAGGTGAAAAGAAGGTACACTTTTCTAGTGTATACGATACAACTCCAATTAAGATGATTAAAGAAATACATAAGCTCATAGATGAGTCTGATGCTATTATTACTTATAATGGTAAACGCTTTGATATGCCAACACTTAACAAAGAATTTCTTATTCACAAGCTACCACCACCTAGTCCATATAAAGACATAGATTTAATTAATACTGCTAGAGGTAAATTTAAGTTTGCTAGTAATAAACTTGACTATATTGCTCAAGTATTAGGTATTGGAATGAAAACCTCTCATCAAGGTATGCCATTATGGATTGAATGTATGGCTAAAAATCCTAAAGCATGGAAGCTGATGAAGAAATATAATATTAATGATGTTAAATTAACAGAAGAAGTTTATAATAGATTACAAGGTTGGATTAACATTCACCCTAATCACAATATATTATCAGAAGGTGTAGTTTGCCCTAATTGTGGTGGTAATCATTTACAGAAAAGGGGAACATCATTAGCACTAACAAAAGTTTGGCAGAGAGTACAGTGTCAGGATTGCGGAAAGTGGTCAAAGTTAAACAAACCAATAGAAACAACAAAATCAAAGTCGGCTTTGCCCATATAAGGAAAATAGAAATGGATGTTAATTTAATCGCACTACATATGCTAGATAAAACTATTGACAATGTAGAAGTAGTTGGTGGCGATTCTGAAATGATTATTTCTTTATCTGATGGAAGCTCTATAGAACTAATAGTAGATAGTATTTACATGAATATCCAAGATTTAGACGATTAAGTAGTTTAAACAACTTGTCTGAAGTCCGCACAAGCCTCGTGGTGCGTTTTAAATTGATTAGTTAAGGGGTAGCCCTACCTATTAGGCATATATCCTTCTTCCTGCAATAGTTAAAAGATTGTCCATTGCTAAATCTAAATGTCTTTCATAAAACATAGGTTTGTTTCCACCTAGCCATTTGTAGTAAATAGCTTTTTTTTGGTCTATAGATAAACTATCTATACAAGCATTAACTATTTTTACATTATTATTATCAGCTTCTCCTAGCATTTCTTCAAACACATCAGAAGTAGATTCTCCACCACTAGAAAGATAAGATGTTTTATTAGGATAGCCTAACCTATGTGAATCTTTTTTCATCCATTTAGACCAATCTTCTAATATAACTGTAAGCCTAGATATTCTCAAAAAATACCCCAATCTTTATTTGTTTTTCTAATTTGTTTAGATGTCATAGGTTTAGGTAGTTTAAACGCACCATTTTTTTCAAGCCTTTCTAACACACTAATGCCAACACCAGAATAAATTGAAATTTTAGCTCTACTTGCGTTTGGTTTTCTTTCTATAAACTCTTTAGCTCTTTTTTCAAATACTTTTAATTCATCACTTGTATAATTACTTCTTTGTTTTTCCATACAAATCTCCTTAACTTATATCAACAATTCTACTGACCCATTTGTTATCTTTCTTGTGCCATCCTTCTACAAGTAACACCCAGTTAGCATCACGCAGATGGCTGATAGCATCACTATTTTCCATTTTCTTTACCCTAGCACTAATATTACTGTAGCTAGTTACCTGAAGCCCTACTGTGTTTCCTTTTGTATCTATTGCTAATATATCTATAATGCCAAAAAGGTCTTGCCTAATCTTCGCAAATGCGTTCCACCTTTCTACTATTGTTACGAGAGGATATTCTTCTTTTTCTCGAAGCCTTTTTAATGTCCGTTGTGTTGGTGATATCGCCATTTTTATCCTTATTTTTGTTGTTAAAAATCCTATCGTAATTATCAACAAACTTTTTATTGTCTGTTGGTCTGCGACCACTCCCCTTACTCATTACTTTCTCCTGTAAAAGTTCTTGTATCTACTCCAACAAAACCACAACTTTGCCCTTCTTTAATCGTATCAAAATCAAATTGACTTGGTGATACATGATTTTTTGGTATCATGCTGTATTCTTTTAGTAGGCAACTTGCTGCTTTGTATTGATTACAATGTTCATCATAGTAAACCATTGCTGAAGGGCAGTCATTAAAATACCCAACAAACTCTAAATCATCATAATTACCACTTAAACTTACAGTCAATATAAACAAACCTTCAGCTAACATAAATTACTCCTGAAATTTTCCTTTAGTAATAACTCTTCCTGTTGATTCATGAACAACATAAAATTCTTTTTTGTTGTATGTCATAGTGTAATGATACCCTTCCCAAATCCACTTATGGTCTTGTAACTCTTTTTTATTTTTCTTTAGTATCTCTTTACCCTTTGTCATTTTTTTCACTCCAATTTACATATACCATTGTTTCACAATTGGGACAACTAAAATTAGACATAATTAAATATTGCTTATCATCATCATCATTGTCATGGTCGCCACCCCATATCATTTCTACATCTTTACACTTTGGGCAACTTATCATTTTTATCCTTATTTTTACAAACACCAGTCATATTAAAACTACCCATGCTTGTTTCTAAACTACACCACCAATTTTTTCCATCATGGTAACAAGCATATTTATTACACACATTACATAGATGTGCTTTTCTTAAATTAATCTTCGTCATGCAATTCATCTAATTGCTTATCAATTAAAATTTCTTCCATAGTTTTTAATTTTTCTGTATCATTTTCTACATGAGCAATCAAATGATTTATATACCATTGAGCTTTTTTAAGGTCATTAACGCCATCTTTATTTTTCCAACGCCATATATATTTTATAATATTTCCTGTATCAGTAGCCTCAATTCCTGTAAGCCCTTCTACCACTCCTTCTATGCAGTCAATACACTCTAAGCCTTTATCAGACTTATAATGCTTTGGATTTACTAAATAATCAGTCATGCTTTTCTCCATTAAGTTTAATAATTTTCACTACTTGTTAATCATACATTTTATATATAATTTAGTTAGATTATAAGGTAAAATACTATTTTATCAACTAACTAAAGGACACCTATTATGTGGACAACACCATCTGCTACTGAAATGCGTTTCGGTTTCGAAATAACAATGTATGTAATGAATAAATAATTATTAAGAAATAGGGGGGTGTTTAAACCCCCTTTTTTCTACCCTAGTTAAAATGGCAAATCTGCTTCTTCTTCTACAACAACTTCTTTTTTAGAGCTTGATTCTGGCTTTGAACTTTCTCCAGTATAAAACACTCTACTGTTACCCAATATAACACCTCTTGTACCAGCTTCTCTTTCGTCTGCTGTAACTGATTGTGTAATCATACCATTGTTATCATATTGGTCTTTTTCATCTAAATTAACGAAAGCAGTAATATTTAAATAAGTACCTTTTTCTCCCTTAATTAGTTTAGTTTTATCTATCTTACTTACATCTATACTTGCTGAAATTCCTACTGTTGCCATTAGTTATTCTCCTTAATTGATTTAATTATATCTTCAACTGATGTTAAAAATTCCTGTATATCTCCTTCACAACGACTTATTAAGTCATTATCTCTTTCAACTCTCTTGATAAAAAGTTGGTATTCTTTAGGAAAGTCAGGGTGGTAAGATACAAAGTCGCACCAATCTTTTCCTACACAAGCCATTTGCCATTGCATTTGGTGTATATATTTTTTAGCAATAACTCCTGTTTGTAATGTTTCTGTATGTGTCATAGGCTGTGGGCATTTAATTTCAATTAATCCGTTTAAACCAACTAACCCATCAGGGCTTGCTCCTGCCATTTTAATAGTAGGGTGGTCTATAAAGCCAACTTCCCTAACATCTTTTCCTATTAATAACTTCATTTTATTGGCATACTCAACCCTAGCTTTGTCTTCAAACTCCACACCATGAGCCATTGCAGAGTTCATAAAAACAGGAACTACCTTATTAGTAAG